CGTCAGGTTTAAGTTACGATGAGCTTTGTGATTTGTTTGTCAAGTACAGTTTGGCAGCAATGCAATGAGTGATATCAAAGAAATCTTGCAGGAGGTGACTGACTGGAAGTTTCCTGGTCACGTCTATCTTTTGAATGAAGCTGGTAAACTCAAAGGCTACATCAAAAAGGACCATGATGATATCATATGGTTCAAAAAGCCTTTGGGTTTTGATAAGAGATTTCGAAAGTTTAGGAAATTGAAGGAGATTGACTTATTGTGAATCAACGTAGAGGAAATTGGAAACCAGCTACCATGCAAGATGGTGGCAACATGTCCACAGTTAATTTTTTCAAGTATGCCAAAGAGATGCTTGAAGAACGAGGCGAACAAGATGCTGCGTTCTATTTCGAGCAATGTGAAGAACATCTGCGCTCTGGCAAAGAGCTCTCATCAGACAAAAATAATATAGCGAGGATACTTGGCCTCTAAGATAAATAGATAAAATATCTTGAGGTAAGTATGGCAGCACTTTCATATTCAGATCTGGTCAAGCCTTTCCCAGCTAGACATCCGGACCACCCAAAACTTAGATACACAAAGCTAGTATCTATGATTGAGGGTGGTGAACTTTTTGAGATGAATTCTGGACTAAAAAAACAACTCACATATGCTAATCCAACGGTAGAAAAAAACCTCAAGGCTGGTAACATAAGTGCGCTGAAAGGAAACCAATCGATATTCAAGGATCTTAAAACTAAGGCTTCAGTCCGTCTTGATGCTATTAAAAAGACAAAAGAATTTGGTGGTGGAGGTGGGTCTGGTGCTGGAGCTGATGTAACAAAGTTAGCTGAGAGCGCACAGTGCTTGTATTGTGCTTTAGCTTTTTGGATCTTTAAGAGAAAGCTAGCTTTAGATGAACCCGTTGCTGTAAAACAATTTCAGGATGCTGCCAAATATATTGACACTGACGAGACGCTTGACAATATGATAAACAACCTACCTGATGAATGGGTAAAGTCATCTATTCTTGGGGCTAACAAGTTGTACGACAAATACAACAGCGTCAAGATGACCAAGACGTTTAAGTTCCATCGTGGAAGTTCATTTGTAAATTCAATCGAAGGTGAGTTTAAAAGAATAAACAAGACAGAAAGAGCATTCGGAGATTTAAATAAATGGTCACCTGCTGACATTTATATAGTGGGTAGTGGTGCCAACCTTGAAAAACTTCAAAAGAATGAAACACTGAAAGGGCTTAACAATGAAATGCTTAAACAATATATGAGTAAAGAATTGATCGGTGTTTCTTTGAAGAAGATGGTTTCAACAGCAAGATTTTCAGAACTTAATGTTGGTACAATAGGAGCACCGACAAAAGGAGCTCAGGGCAAAGTAGGATTCAAAGGATACACTGTAAAAGCAAATGAAACATCCGAAGTGTTTGACTCCATGGATATCTACATTCAGTGGGGCGAAAGTGCAAAAGAAAGAATACAGTTTAGAAGTTTTGGTACTGGTGATGGACTAACAGGTTGGCAAGGTGAACTCAAAGGAGAGACTGCCAATCAAGGAAAGATATCTTTGGGCCCAGCAAACTATATTTTAAGACAACACGCAGGTGAAGATTTGCCTGCCAGCGCTGACGTAGCAAAAAGAGTCCGTGATGGTGACGAATCAATACTCGTAGAGATATACGAGAATTCAAAATTGCTGGGTGTGAGAAACCTAGACACACAAAGCGATTTCTTAAAACGAGCTCGAGCTATGGATATGAGATGGAAGTATTCGAAATATCTGGGTACAAAATTACTAGCGTTGATTCTTAAACAAGCAATTGATGTAAGAAATAATATCGTATATGATTTTTACAGTTATGCTGGATCGAAAAGTAGATTTGCAGCCCCCTATGCTAAGGTCGAAGGATAATGAAATTTAGTTCTTTTTTGACTGAGCAAAAGAATGCTCATATGGAACACTTAGAAGATATGATCTTCAACGATGGTGTCGAAGGTGCTCGTCTTGCTATAACTTCTCTGCAGTCCTTGAGAGATATGTTAGCTGGCCGAACCAAAGAGAAAGTCAACATGACGGTGAAATGGGATGGAGCTCCAGCTATCTTTGCTGGTGTCGATCCTTCTGATGGTAAATTTTTTGTAGCTAAAAAGGGTGTGTTCAATGCTAATCCTCAACTATTTAAAAATGAAAAAGATATTGATAAAGAACTCTCTGGCGATCTTGCGAACAAATTTAAGATTGCATTACGGGAATTTTCTAAGCTGGGGATCAGGAAGGGAATGTATCAAGGAGATCTTATGTTCACTAAAAGTGATCTCAAGGTCTCTAATATCTCTGGTGAAAAGTATATTACATTTCAGCCTAATACTATCGTGTATGCCGTTCCTGTTAATAGTCAGCTTGCTGCGATTATACAAAGAAGCCAAATCGGAGTTGTCTGGCATACAACATATTCTGGACGTACGCTGCAACAAATGAAAGCATCATTTGGTAAAGGCATTGTTTCGAAAATGAAATCATCAAGAACAGTGTGGATGGATGACGCTACTTATAGAGATGTTTCGGGCAATGCTACGTTTACAGAAGTAGAAACAGATCATATAACTAAAATGTTATCGGATGCTGGAAAACTTTTTAGGAAAATTCCAAGCACTGCTCTTTCAGTTATTAGAGATGACGAAGAGCTCAAGCAAAAAATAAAAACATATAACAATACATTCGTTAGAGCACAGGAACCATTCCCTGAGCCTAGAGCTCATGTAAAGGGTCTTTATCAATATATTACAGATTGGTATCAAAAAGAAATCGACACAAAGAAACAAGAAAAGACGAAACAACAGTGGATAGAAAAAAGAAATGTTGTTCTCAAGAAAGTATTTCAGAATACTGAAGAATTGATAACTATATTCGAATTAATGAATGTCCTCGTACAAGCAAAACAAATGGTCATTGATAAACTCAACAGAACATCGTCTATCGGTACGTTCCTCAGAACTAAGAAAGGTATCAGAGCAACAAACCAAGAAGGCTTTGTGGCGATAGACAGGTTAACAGGTGGTGCTGTTAAACTTGTTGATCGTATGGAATTCTCTTATGCTAATTTTTCACCAGAAGTTTTGAAAGGCTGGGATAAGTAATTTTATAAATATACCAGAAGTCAGTCTTCGGAAAACCTTCGAGGTAGATAATGAAAAAGGCAGTCATAGCTTGGGGTCGTATGAACCCTCCAACAGTCGGACACGAAATGCTCGTGAATCGAGTTGTTGCTATAGCTAAAAGAGAAAGTGGTGAACCGAAGATATATCTCAGTCACACACAAAACGCTAAGAAAGATCCTCTCCAGTATCGCGATAAAATAAAGTATGCTCAGAGAGCATTTGGCAACGTTGTCAAACCATCTGCATCGCGAACAATAATCGAACTTATGAAAGAACTTCAAAAGGCTGGCTACAGTCAAGTGACTGTTGTGGCTGGTTCTGACCGTGTGCCTGAATACACCAAACTTCTCAAAAAGTACAATGGAAAAGATTACACGTTTGATAAAATCAAAGTTGTAAGTGCTGGTGAAAGAGATCCCGATGCTGAAGGTGTTTCCGGTATGTCTGCTACTAAAGTAAGACAGGCAGCTGCAAGTGGCGATATGAAATCATTCCAGACAGGTGTCCCATCAAATCTTTCAAAAAGAGATGTGACAGACTTATACAACAAATTAAGAAAGGGTATGCTTGTGGAAGAAGTAGAGCAATTGATAGAAAAAGCTAAGAAAGATATTGAAAGTTCTGACTTTTCTGATACTGAGCTGAAGAAAGCTGTCGATACAATGAACGAAGAAGAGCTCGAGGAAGAAATGGAAGAACTTGAAGAGCGAGCTCCTCTCACAATTCAGCAACGTATGAGAAAATCGAGACAGATGAAACGTCTCGCTCCTAAAATGAAACGTCTTCGCCAGATCAAAAAGTTCAGAATGGCCCCTGTTGAAAGATTGCAAATGCGAGCACGTAAGCTAGCTAAGAATTTATTACGCAAAAAGTTTGCAGGTAAGAAGGGTGCCGAGTATGCTTCATTGTCTCCTTCAGAAAAAATTACAGTAGACAAGTTAGTAGCTAATAAGAGTTCTGTTATTGACAAGTTGGCAAAAAGATTGCTTCCGATGATTCGTAAGAAAGAAATATTACGTATCAGGCAAGCAAGACAAACAAAAAGCGAAAGCGTTAAGAAACTGATTAACGATATAAGTGTCCTGTTTGAAAAAACTGAAACACGTCAAGACCCTGACATTAGTGATAGAGAAGGAACGCAACCTGCTCGTTATCATTCTGGTTTATCGAAAGCTACAAAGATTGCAAGAGATGCTCAGTTCAAAAAGCAGACAAAAATGGCGTCCGATGATCCTAAAGCATATAAACCAGCTCCTGGTGATGCTACAGCAAAGACAAAGCCAAGCAAGTATACTAAAACATACAAAGATTTGTTTGGTGAGGGCGAAGCTGAGAAAGCTGCAAGAGAAAGAATCAGAAGGGAAAAAGAACAGGATAAAAGAAAGCATGATACAATGCTTGATAGAGCTCGTACCCAAGACACTCGGACAGCCAATAGAAAAGAAGAGTACGAGTTGACTGAAAAGTCAATGGAGGCATTGAAAACCAAAGCCTCAAAATCAGGATACTCTTACGGTACATTGAAGAAGGTTTACGATAGAGGTGTTGCAGCTTGGCGTACTGGCCACCGACCTGGTACGACTCCACAACAATGGGGTTATGCAAGAGTGAATGCTTTCATAGCAAAACAAAAATCAGGTCAAAAGCTCAATCACGATACCGACCTTGCAAACGAGTATGTACCCGAAGAAGCTCCAACAATAGGTGGAGTAAAAATGAATAAGTTAGGTTCTGGAAAACCCGGATCATATACTAATCTAGTTAAGAAGCATCTTGGAGCAAAAGCAGCCCGGAAGATCGATAAGTCTGATGGCAACGCTCTTATTGCAAAAGGAAAGGAGACTGGAAATAAAGATCTGGTTCGTAAGGGTTCGTTTATTAAAAATGTGATTGCAAAGGAAGAAGTACAAATGCTCGATGAGTCCTTACAAGTAGAGAAGAGTGCTGGTATTGGTACGTTTCTAACAGCAGCAGACCTGGGATTTAAATTCCAGGGAGCTTTTGATTATCATCCTTCAGTCGAAGAAGAAGGTGGTGCTGGTGAAGAAGGTACAAACAAACTTAAAGATAAATACACAAAAGAGACACCAGGTCAATGAAAAGATTTAGAGAGTTTACAGAAGCAACCTACAATGGTAAAAAGGTGAGCCTTGGTAAACCTTTTAGAACACCCGGTGGGCCAAAAAAGTCAGCGGTATATGTTGATCCAGACGGAGATGGTAAGGCTAAAATTGTCCGGTTTGGTGATCCAAATATGAGTATTAAAAAAGATCAACCAGCTAGACGAAGATCATTTAGAGCAAGACACAATTGCGATAATCCTGGTCCTAAAGATAAAGCAAGATACTGGTCATGTAAGGCCTGGTAGGGGAATAAAATGTCATACAAATCATTAGAAAATATAATTCGTAGCGTTGTTCTTGAAGACGCTATTCAGGAAGCAGCGTTAGGTGATTACAAAGGTCTTCAAGCTCTTGCTAAACGTAAGACTGGCGAAGAGAAGAGCGTTATGATGAGAGCAGCTGACATGATGCGCGCAGGTCAAGTTAAAGACCTCAACATGTTCATGAAAGCAATGGACCAGTCTACTCATAAAGCTATGATGCCTTATGTTGACAAGAAGTATTATAAAGCGTTGCATGAAGATATTGAAGATCTTCAAGAAGAAGAACCAACTGGTTTGAAAATATATCATAAGGACAAAAAGGGCAAAGAAGGTCATGTAATTGTGTTTACAGCACGGGATGCACAACGTCGACACAATGAAATTAAAAAAGCTGGTCACACAGCAACGCATCATGCCCTCATGTACGGAACAAAAGAAGGTCCGAAGAAACCAATAAAAGAAGAATTTGATTTGGATTTTCTCGATGAGAAAAAATTAACTTCAGCTGAACTCAAGAAGCGTGAAGATATAGCTAAAGCAATTGAGCGTGATAATCCAGATATGCCAATGGATAAGAAAATGGCTATTGCTACTGCGCAAGCCAAAAAAGTAGCAGAGGATAAAGAAGAGCAAGTTCTCAATTTCATTCAGTCACTTTCGGAAGAAGTGGAAGTAAAAGAAGCTGTGGACGATGAAGGTAAAATGGCCCGCGGACAACTGATGCGTATGGCTAAGCAAGCAGCAGCTCTTGGTGATATGATGTCTGATGATAAGCAGCTTGATGGTTGGGTACAATCAAAACTTACTAAAGCATCGGATTATTTGGATAGCGTCCACGATTATTTGATGAACAATAAACAAGATGTTGATGAAGCTTTTGGTCGTGAAGCAGCGCAAAAAAATTACGAAAAAATTACTAAAGCCAAAACTGGTGAAACATTGAAGCAACGTCAAGATTGGTATAGAAAGAACGCTGAGGCTGTCAAAAAGCGCATGCAACAAAATTAAGAATCGTTAGATGAAGTCCGCGGTGGTGCTGATGAGCCAGACAAACATATAATTATGCAATTGCGTAAGGCTCAGGACGTTGATGGCAATCACCCTATAGGTTTCAGAGGTGGTAAGACTGCTAAGGTATCTAAAAAGCATATAGATAAAATCCTGAAAGCGCATGATCATCCAACTACTAAGCCGGTTCAAAAAAGGTTGATGAGAGTAGCTATCAGCAAATCACCAGAACATCTTGCTAACTTTGCCAACAAGTTGAAAGAAGATTACGATGCAGAAAACGTAGATAGTATCTTGAACGAAGCTACTGATAAAGAAGTAAGAATGGCTAAAGGTATAGCATTCGATAACAGATACAAAGGCGGTAATTATACCGGTGCTGCTAAGACTATCGAAAAGATTAGAAAAGGTCTTTCAGATCATCCTTCAGTGAAGAAAGCACTTAAGCGTGCTAATGAAGACACACTGCCAGAAGAAACAGATGATGCTGGAAGGGAAACAATTCATACTCGTAAAGCTGACTTTAAACTATCTAAAGTACGTTTACCTGATGGTAGAATGGTGTATAGAAAAGTAAAAAAAGAAATTGACATTGAAAAGTAAGCTAACTAACGAAATAGATAAATAGAATATAAATCTTAAGGAGAACATCATGACTAATCGATTTGGTCTGCCTGATAGCTTGCTTGATGCTGTCAAGACTATTACAAAAGAAAATAAAGAAGTACGTCAATATCGTGCTTTTGGTTTAACTACTGAAAAGAAAATGGATCCCGTTGGTCAAGAAGATGGCGATATCGACAATGATGGAGATATGGATAAATCAGACAAGTATCTTCACAACCGTCGCAAAGCTATAAAAAAGGCTATGGGTAAAGAGTCTAAAGTAGTAATTGACCCAGAAGTTAAAGAAGAATATACACACGATGATTTTAAGAAAGACCGGATGGCCAAAGTTAAAAGCACTGGTGCAACTGGACGAGTTATAGCAAGGCATCGCCAGGATGGTGAGATTCATTATACTCTAGATCACGGTGGAAATAAAACATCTAAGCATCCTGGAAGCAAGCTTGCAGTACATAAAGAAGAAACAAAAGTAGACTCTAAACTGGAAAACCCCCATAACTGTGCCACACACGTGTACAGTGAGCAGTGGGGCGATGGTAGAACTGTTACTACCATGCATGCAGATCCAGATGAGTATGGACGAATAGCTTGGTACGATGTAATGTTTGAGCACGGTATTGAAAAAGGCGTACCTATCGAAGAATTAAAAGTAGTTAAATCAGAATCACATATGCATAGTAAGAGAGGTAAAAAATAATGTCTAGCTGGGGAAACAAAGATGATGTTGCATCGCCAGGTACAGTGTCCCTCAGTGGACTGACCGTTACAGGTTCAGGTACCTTTTTTGCAAATAACTATTCTAGCGGTCAAGTGATAGAAATCACCGGTGCTGGTGATGCTGTTATTAATGCAATCACCAATGCAACGTCAATGACTATTGTTTCCAACACTGAAATCAGTGTTGGTTCTATCTCAGGTGCAGCTTACACAGTAAGCGAAAAGCCTGTTTACGTAATTGACACAGATACAAATATTGTTGCAGATGATGTGTTTGGTGTATCTGTAGCTGAGCAGGGTGTAACAACTGCTAATACTCATCATGCAGGTTGGGTACGCATTGGCGATCGTTACACTGATGCTAATGGTAATATCCGTCAGAAATCAGAAGTTCTTGTAGCTATGTCTACAATAACAAGTGATGCGGATGATGATGTTCAGTTGCCTGATGCATAATAGGAAACAATTATAATGGCTGACAGAAAAATAACAGAGCTCAATGCTCTCACAACTCCAAATCAGAAGGATCTTCTTTATGTGGTAGATGATCCTTCTGGCACACCTGTGTCGAAGAGAATTAGTTTATATAATTTGTTTGGTTCTGTTCCTGCCAATACATCAATTTCTGGTACTTTAACAGTTTCAGCTAATTCAACAATTAATGGCGCAAACTCGGTCGTTTCAGCCAATCTAAATATTACATCAACCAATGGTCCTAAAGTGGACGCGGGTTACGTAACTCTGGCTAGTAAAACAACTGTAGGAAGCAACAACGCAACAACAGTTCTTGGCCAGGGTGGCCTACAAGGTAGTATTTTCTGGGATGAAAATTATTTGTATGTGGCTACAGCAAACAATCAGATTAAGAGGGTTGCGCTGTCTGTATTTTAATAACTGAGTTGTAATTGATGTTTGAGAATTTGACTGAAAAAAATTTTTCATTATATGCTGCAAAATTTTATGAAGATCCAAATTGTATAGATATATTGGACTTTCAACAAGATCTTGATAGAATCAAGTATCTTAAAAGATTGTTTAGACGATACGAAGAAAAGGGTGATTTGAAAGAGCGTTTGATTTTAAATCACCTTGTCGTTCTTTACAATGTTTTCGATTCCGAAGCACTGACACGCATGTTAGCATTTAAACTGTACGATCACCTTCACTTGTTAAAGCCTTTTTTATTGCTACTTGGCCAGTGGCCAAAAATTATACGTGGTATAGATGGTATAAATATACTGAGCGATGAAATAGAATCGCATCCGGATATAGTTGACAAACTAGGTACTATCTAATGGCTTCGCAGGCTATAGACTTATACGTTCTCTATCAAATCATTAAAAGGATATCAACACCTTTTAAGGATACCGATGCCTTCAAATTGGGCTTGATAGATGATAGTGGTAAACGTCTTAAAAAAGCAAAAACAGATGAAGAAAAGAAAGCAATGACTTATCTTGATCGTTTTGTTTTTAATATAAAAAGAGCGTTGAGCAGAGTAGGTCTCGATAGCAAATTAGCAACGTATGCCGGAGCTTTGTTTTTGATTCGCGAATCGGAAACAAAACAAATACCTTCCGAAGATCAAATCATCAAAGGCATACACGAAGAAATGTCTTACCTTGTTGAATCAACGGATTTGACGTTCGATGAGTTGTTTGAAGATGCTCCCACCATGGCTACCGGTTCAGCAGTTGCAGGTACTGGTGACGATCCAGTACATTGGAAACACCGTGGTAGACCAAGAACCAGAGGTAGAGCAATTGATGCCACAGCGTTTTTAAAAAGAATGATTAAAAAGCGTAAGGATAAGAATAGTGGCTAATTGGAATAAAGATGATTTAGCGTACGACAATCAGTCGACTCGCTTTGAAGTAATGATGGTAGCTAACAGCTCCGGTGTCATCTTCGATAAGTTTCCGATAGATGGCACCGTGTCTGTTACACTAGGTGGTACGCCTGGCGCTAATGGTTACAATAGCAACCCTTCTACAGACGCATTTGGTCGTCTAAGAGTATCAAACCCTTTTACGTTATTTGATAATAACTTTCGCTATTCTGATAATTCATTCAATTGGGATGAATCAATAACTGGTACAGCAAATAGTACGTACAATTCTTCAGAAGGTGTTGTAGATCTGTACACAGGTACAGCCAATAACGATGAAATAATTAGAGAAACGCAAAAAGTATTAGGTTACCAGCCTGGCAAAAGTTTATTGGTTTTAAATACATTTCAAATGGGTGAACCAAAAACTAATCTAAGACAACGAATAGGATATTTTGGTGCAGAGAATGGTGTTTATATTCAACGTGAAGGTAACAACTGCTCAGTAGTTATGAGAACATCAGTATCGGGAAGTACGGTTAATAAAGAAATAGCTCAGGCAAACTGGAATATTGATCCAATGGATGGTACAGGTCCAAGCGGTCAAGTATTAAATTTAGATAAATCTCAGATATTCTGGTCAGATTTTGAATGGTTGGGTGTTGGTAGTGTAAGAACAGGTTTTGTAATCAACGGTCTGTTCTGCCCAGTGCATGTGTTTCATCATGCTAATTCTGGTAACACTACATATATGACAACAGCAAGTTTACCTATAAGATATGAAATAAAAAATACTGGTGTAACATCTTCCAATTCAATACTTAAACAAATATGTACCTCTGTTATTTCAGAGGGCGGTTATAATAAAAAAACTGTAACAAGAAGCATAACAACAGCTTTGACCGGTCGTAGTTTAAGTCAAGTTACTAATAAACCATTGATAAGTATACGGTTAAAGAGTGACCGTCTTGATGAGATTGTGCTACCCTCTGTTGCTGACTTTTATGGGTTACAGCAAGCAGCATTTAAATACTCAATTATTAGCGGAGGTACTGTTGGTGGTGGCTCATGGGTATCAGCAGGTGCAGAAAGCGGTATAGAATATAATGTAACCGCAGACACTATAACAGGTGGTATCATTTTAGCTGAAGGTATATTTGTTGGAGATAATAAAGGTGGGGCCAGCAGAATAAATCTCACAGAACAAAATCATTCATATCAACTGAGAAGAAAATTGGACGGCACAGCACAACCATTTACAATCTGTGCTCTTGCAACAACTAATAATGATACTGCTGTTGGCAGTCTGAGTTGGGAAGAACACTAATGAACAGAGAAGCGGTATACGAACAACTAAAGATTGATGAGGGTGTTAAATATGAAATCTACCTCGATCACCTCGGACTACCAACATTTGGCGTCGGTCACCTTATCACAGAAAGTGACGAGGAATTCGGAAGGCCAGTTGGAACTCCAGTCTCTGAAGAAAGAGTCAGGTCGTGTTTTGAGCGAGATCTCGAAACTGCCATTAGAGAGTGTGGAACTCTATACGGAGAAGGGGACTTTGGAAACTACCCAGATGAAGTCCAGCAAGTCCTGGTTAATATGATGTTTAATATGGGGCGCCCTCGCCTCTCTGGTTTCAAAAAGTTTAACGCAGCCATTGAAGCAGGCGACTGGTTGGAAGCAGCAAAAGAAGGACGAGATAGCCGTTGGTACAATCAAGTAACCAACAGAGCTGAAAGATTGATGGTTCGTTTTGAACACTTAGCGAGAGCAAATGATTGAAGCAAGTAGAAAACATTTTGAAGGACATATAGAAAAGCATCGTATAAATATTGAGGTCTATTTGAAAAATCCTGTTGGTATAGGAGAGCATTCCGATATCATGGAAGCCATAGAGTGTGAACTTTCACAGATGGCAGAATATCATGACAAACTAGAAATGTTGGACAGATATTTTGGAGATTAAAAATGGCAAAGTTTAACAGATTGCTCGATGCAGACTTTCAACCACCTCGTACATGGATTCTAGATTTATCATTGTCTTTTGATTCAGATGTTCTCAGTGAAACTGAGGCAAAAGCATTGAGAGATGTTGGCGCTAAAGTCAATAAAAATAATAAAATTACTGTACCTAAAGGTTTCAAGACAGACCTAGCATCAGTACCTCGAGCAATCTGGTGGTTTATTGCACCCTTTGACGTTGCACGTGCTGGTGTTGTGCACGATTATTTGTATTGGTGTATTCGTCAATATAGAGCAGCTGCTGGCGATAAACAAGATATATGTCTTATTGCAGATGCTAAAGCAGCAGCTGATAAAGTATTCAAAGAAGCTATGGACGTTTCTGCAGATCATGTAGCTGGGTGGAAGAAGTGGTGTGCATGGAAAGCTGTAGCAGTGTTTGGTGCTTCTTCTATTGTACCGAGAGAAGAACTGTAATGTATTGGTTGCTCGTTAGAGCTGCTATATCAGGTGTATTTGGATCTGCATTTGGTAAGTGGTTCCTATCTACACGCATGGGTAGATGGTTTCAAACGAAACTTGATCGCTTTATGGAGTATCTTGCAAACAAGTACGATATACATCTCGCCAAGAAAGAAGAAAAATGGCGAACCCAGTTTCCTCACTTAGCCGACAAGATAGACAATCTCGAAAGTAAAGCTGATGGTGTGATAAACCAGCTTGACGAATTTCGCAACGAAATAAAATTAACAAGGGAACAAACAAACGCCATCAGAGACCTTGCAATGGACATTGTGAAGAAGAATTCTTAGAAGTAAAGCGTTGATCATTTTTTTTCGTTGTTCTATAATTGATAAATAGAGAATAAATAGCACGTTGAGAAACGTCCTGTTTCTTTGTTAACAACCCACGGAGAAACAATATGAAGAAATTTTTGCTTCTAATGTTGTTGCCTATTCTTGCAACAGCTCAAACATACACGGACGGTGTTGCTGAAATCATCAATAACAACTGTGTAACTTGTCACCGTCCTGGTGGCATTGGACCAATGAGTTTTGAAACCTATGAGCAGGTAAGACCCTGGGCTCCTCTCATTCAAATGAGAGTGGCAAACAGAGAAATGCCTCCGTATGCTTACGACCAGCATATCGGTATTCAAGACCTCGAAGGCGATTGGCGCCTCTCACAAGAACAGATTGACACAATAGTAGCGTGGGTAAATGCAGGCTCACCATATGGTGATACTGACGTTGTACCTCAATTGCCTGAAATGCCTGACCCCGACCAGTGGAGATTTGCTCCATTGTTTGGTGAACCTAGTATCGTTGTAGCATCGAGCCCATATGACATTCCTGCAAACGGAAATGATCTCTGGAGTAAAGAAATTGTAGATTCAGGTGTTACAGAAAGTAAGTGCATCAAAGCCGTGCAAGTAAAACCAAAAGGCGATGCAGCTGCTGTAGTACATCATGCTAACTCTAGTTTCCTCACAGAAGAAGGCCGAGAAGGTCAGTTGACTGAATACGCCATGGGCAAATGGGGTGAGATAGTTCCATCAGGTGTTTGCCGTACATTCCCAGCAAATGCTCAAGTGCTATGGGACATTCATATGTTCCCAGGTGGTGTTGGTGCAACTGCTACAGGTCAAATGATTGAAGACAATGTAGTAGAGATTGGTATTTGGTTCCATGATGAATTCGAAGAAATCGATCTCAAGTACAGACAAGATCTAGCGTTGTATCCTCTACGTATGGGTTATGAGAATGGACACTTGATTGTTCCTCCTCATGGTTATGCCATGACTCAAGGCTTCCATAGTTTTGACCACCCTGTCCGTATTGACAGTTTCCAGCCACACGGACATTTGCGTATGAACGCAGCTAGTTTAGAAATTTTCTATCCTGATACTGGTCGCACAGAACCAATCAGTCAGATTTCAAACTGGAGTGCTACATGGCATCACAGCCACATATACGCTGAAGATGTAGCGCCTCTTGTACCCACAGGCGGTGTACTTGTAATTAAACAGTGGTATGACAATACCGCAGATAACCCTAACAATCCTGATCCTGACCAATGGGTATACGATGGTAGTAGAACGGGTGACGAGATGTCTCATGCTTGGATCGCTGTCACTCATTTAGATGAAGAAGGATATGAAAAATTATTGGAGGAAAGAAATGCAAAAACTGTTGGCGCTGACGATTAGTTTATTTTCTGTAACAGCATTTGCTCACGATGATATTGCTATAGATTATGCAGAAAATGTAGCACCCATTCTTATTGAGCAATGTCAAATGTGTCATAGAGAAAACGGCATTGCACCGTGGGCTATGAGTAACTATCAGATTGTACAAGGTTTTGCTCCAGCAATGAGAGAGGCTATCGTTGAGAAACGTATGCCTCCTGGGCAAATCAATCCCAAGTATGCTGATGTGATTGTTAACCATAGAACATTGAGCCACGTTGAAGAAGAAACACTTCTTGCTTGGATAGATGCAGGTGCGCCTGTTACTGGTGATAGAGATCCGTTGACGGAAACCGTTTACTCTACAAGTGAATGGGTCAACGGTGAACCTGATATGATTATCGAAGTACCTGCTCAAGAGATTCCAGCAGTAGGTACAATGGGTCCTCACGCTATTCCTTATAGGTATGTTAGTGTTCCTCTAGGACTAACAGAAGATAAGTGGTTGCGTGGTTCAGAGTTTTTACCTTCAGAGCCTACTGTTATGCACCATATGCTTAATACAGTATCTCTTCCAGGTGAACGCAATATGAACTTGCTTGGTGCATCAGGTGAAGGTCAAGGTAATATGGACTACGCACAAATTAGTGCTTATGTTCCAGGTGGTACACCTGACTACTACGATGAAAACACCGGTGGACTTTTACGTGCAGGTAGTGTTGTAAACTTACAATTGCACTATACACCTGATGGTACTGCAAGAACTGACAAAGCACGTATTGGATTGTATTTCCACGATGAGGGTGTTGTACCTGAAGAAAGAATGGCAGGCGATTGTGCTTGTATCTTCCCTAACACTTGGACAAACATTCCTCCATACATTGCAGAACGACATAAACTTACATACGTTCTTACCACATATGCACTTCCGAGGCAAGAGTATGAAGGCAACTGCTTTCTATCCAGACGGAACCTCAGAAGAGCTTATTGATATTCCACGTTATGAGTATGCTTGGCAGTTATCATACACTTGGAGAGAGCCTAAGTTTATTCCTGCAGGAACAAGGTTGTTTGTTGAGGGTGCATTTGATAACTCAGCGGATAATCCAATGAATCCAGATCCAAGTAGAAGTGTTCCTTGGGGACAAATGTCCGAAGATGAAATGTTCTTCGGTGCATTTACTTGGAAAAATATAGAGTGAGTATTGAGCAGGTTGTAGGTTCTCTTTTTATATTTTCAATGTGTTATATGGGATTTGCCATAACATTGTATATAACGGTGAACCGAAATAGAAAATAATGTACGGCGGTATACCACTATTTTTAGTATTTTGCACAGTATTAATTGTAGTGGATACCGCCATTCACGTTATGATTCAGATGTATTTCGAAGGCCATCCTGCATTTAATGATTGACAAACCTCAAAATCCTTGTTATTATATATAGTGTTGTACAGTAACACTTACCCCGTTTCTGTATATAATCGTAACACTATTAACGCCCACAAGGCAAGGATATTGAAAAATGAGAGTCGGCACAAAGACAGCCAATTTTGAAACTGTTATTACCTTTTTGTTAGCAGCAGTAGTCGCATCACCTTTAATATTTGCAGCAACAGCAGTAGTTTAACCTGTTATAAATAGTAATATTCAATGGGATATTACTATGGCATATACACCTACAACAAACATTGCAGAAGCATCTTGGGACGCTGGGAATCCTAGTGAGCTAGATTATTTAAAACCCAATGGGTTTAAGTTTCAGGTTCATAATCTTCCCAACGTCTCATTCTTCTGCCAATCAGCAAATATTCCAGATATAACTTTAGGCGAAGCAACTGTTCAAACGCCTTTAGTAGACTATTATGTGCCAGGAGAAAAGGTAACATTTGGCACTCTGAATATTCGTTTTCTAATACAAGAAGGTATGCAAAATTATCAAGAACTTTACAATTGGTTGATAGGTTTAGGTAACCCAGAAAAAACAGAGCAGTATACAAACTTTATACAAAACCAGTCTTACAGGTTTCCTGGTACTAAAGCTAATCAACTAGTAGACAAAGCTCCTTTTAGCGATGCTTCTCTTTTTGTTTTAGACTCAAATAACAATCCCACTATTGAAATAAAATTTATTGACGCTTTCCCTACCGCTTTAGGTGGTTTGGATTTCGACATAAGCTCGGGTAGCACCGAATATTTCCAGGGCATTGCTTCATTTAGATACAGGCAGTACGAAATTAGCACAGTATAAATAAAGATATATATTATGAGATTATATTATGATTACATTAAACGAGCTACAAGATCAGTGGAAAGCTGATTGTAAACTTGACGAATTGAATCTTGGAAGTGAGTCTACTAAGACTCCTGAGCTTCACGCAAAATACCTTAACTATCTAACTACATTCAAACTTCAACTTAGAAAGTGTGAATCACAAAAGTTATCTTTGCGTAGAATTAAGTGGAAGTATTTTAGAGGTGAACTGAGTAAAGAAGAACTTGAAGGTCTTGGTTGGGAGCAATACCTAGGACCTGCACCTCTGAACAATCAAATGTCAGATTACTTAGACAGTGATGCGGACATTATTAAATTAGACGATAAGATAGAATACATAAAAGCCTGTCTATATCAATGCGAAATGATTATGAAGTCCTTGAGTAGTAGGACCTGGGACATCAAAAACGCTGTAGAGTGGACTAAGTTTACTAACGGACTAATGTAATGACTATAAATGAAAATATGATTAAACTTCTAAATAA